GAAACATCAACAGCTAACGTAACAAATTTTACAACGAGTTAATTATGACAACATATAGAAACATACACGGACGATCAATTAAAGCAGTAGCAACGGACCCAACAGCCGAGGTTAGTGAAGGAGAAATCTGGTACAACACAGGCAGTGATACTTTTAAAAGTATATTGTCTTCTGAAGCGTGGGTTAGTGGTGGAGCATTAGCTACAGCTAGAAGTAATTTAGCTGGTGCAGGTATTCAAACAGCAGCACTTGCTTTTGGTGGACAAACACCTGCAATGTCATCAGCAACAGAAGAGTATGATGGAAATGGTTGGACATCTGGTGGAGATTTAGGAACAGCAAGATACAAGCTAGCAGGCGCTGGTACACAAACTGCAGGTTTAGCAATTGGTGGAGGTGTACCACCTTCTAATACTGCCTCTGGTTTAACAGAAGAATATGGGGGAACATCTTGGACAGCAGGAGGTGCTTTAAGCACAGCTAGAAAAGAATTAGCAGGATGTGGAACACAAACCGCAGGTTTAGCGTTTGGTGGTAGAACAACTACTTTAACAAATGCAACAGAAGAATACAATGGATCAAGTTGGACAGCTGGAGGTAATTTAGGTGCAAATAAATATTTATTAGCAGGAGTCGGAATACAGACTGCTGGTCTTGCTTTTGGAGGTTTCTCTGGAACTGCGCTCAATGCAACAGAAGAATACGATGGATCAAGTTGGACAGCTGGTAATAATATGGGAACTGCTCAGTATCAATTAGGTAGCGCTGGTATTCAAACTTCTGCTTTAGGTTTCGGTGGTAGTGTTGGACCAAGAACACAACAAACAGAATTGTATGACGGAACTAATTGGTCAACAGGTCCAAATTTAGCTACAGGTAGGAATATATTAGCTGGAGCGGGAGCAAATAATACTGCAGCTTTAGCTTTTGGAGGATCAGTTCCTCCAGTAACATCTTTAACAGAAGAATTTACAAAATCAGCCACAGTCTTTACACCATCAGCATGGGCAGCAGGTGGAAATATGCCTGCAGGAAAAAGAGTTGGTGGGTCTTCAACTGGCGGAAGTGTAAGTGGTTTAACTTTTGGTGGAGATAATGTACCACAGGGACAAGGTATTCCTCAAGTTAAAACTACAGAAGAATATAATGGAACAGCTTGGACTGGAGGAGGAAACATTACAAATAATGTATCTGGTTCTGCAGGAGCTGGAACTCAGACAGCAATGATAGGAGCAACAGGATATTCTTTTCCGACACCTTGGACAACAGCGGGAGCTAGTTATATAGCAAATGCTTTTGAGTATGATGGTTCTTCATGGACTAACGTAACTGCTTACCCAACAACAGGGGTAGGTATGATGTCTCTTGGAACACAAACAGCATCTCTTTTTGGAGGAGGTGCACAAGGTGGATCTCCAGGTCCAGAGGCTAATCAAAAAAGTAAAGATTACAAAGAGTACAATGGATCTTCTTGGACAACAGGTGGAGCTTCAAACACATTTCACTCAAGAAGTGGAGGAGCAGGAGGGACTCAAACTGCAGGAATTATATATGGTGGTTATGATGGACCTGGGGGAAACCCATCTGGAAGATCAGATAAAGTAGAAGAATATAATGGCACAGCTTGGACAAGCGCAATAACAGCTCCTAAAGAAAGTGCTATTGGTTCTGGTTTTGGAACTCAAACAGCATTTTTATATAGTGGAGGACAAGAAAGTCCAATTCCTAACTCACCTGGCACAACTGGATTTAGTTTTACAACTTTAGTATATGATGGCACAACTATGAGAACTGATGCAAATACAGCTACAAGAAGAGTTTATTCAGGAGCTGATGGAGCAATAGGAACAGCAGCAGGTTTTGTTGCAGGGGGTGCTACTTCTTATAGTGCTCGTACAACTGCGACTGAAGAATATTCACAAGGATCATCAGCAATCAACGTTAAGACTTTGACTCAAAGTTAAACTATGATATACAAACTTAATTAAGGAGGACAAACTATGGCACACTTTATATATGGAGTAGCAACAAACACTGGAAAAGGATTCTTTACTGCAGAAGACAGAAGAGCATTCTTTCTTAGAGGTTATCCCGCAGATGTCTGGATGGTTGGAAACAACGTCTCTGGCGCAATGTGGTTAGCTGAAAAAGGCGGTGTTGAAAAAACTAAATCAGAAGCACAAGCTTTAATTGATGCAGAAATAACTGCAGCTCAAACTGCTTGGGATGCATTATCTGATGAAGAAAAAGCTAGACCAGGTAACGACAGACCAGCTGATGTAATACTGCCATAAGGATATTCTAATGGCAGATTACGCTGACATATACGGGAAACGTGTAAAAGAATTTACCAATGACCCTACGCTCAATTCGAGTTACGAGGGACAGGTTTGGTATAACGAAAATTCAGGAACATTAAGATCTGCTGTAGCCATCGAAGCATGGTCGAGTGGTTCAAATTTAATAACTGCAAAAGCTAGATACACTCAAGGTGGTGTTGGAACTCAAACAGCAGCATTAGCTGTTGGTGGATATTCTACAGGCATAGTAACAGAAACAGAAGAATATAACGGTTCTGGATGGTCAGCAGGAGGAGCTCTAGGAACTGGAAGATATGGTATTTATACAGCAGGAACTCAAACAGCTGGTTTAGCGGCAACAGGAAAAGGTCCTCCAGGTGTTGTTACAAACGTTGAAGAATATAATGGTAGTTCTTGGTCAGAAGTTAATAATAACTCAACAGGAAGATTTTTAGGAAGTTCTTGTGGAACTCAAACTGCAGGTTTAATTTATGGTGGAGCTGGTCCCAATAATCAGACAGAAGAATATGATGGTACTAATTGGACAAATGGTGGAAATTTAAATACTGCTAGAAATACAGGATTTTCTTCAGGGACTCAAACTGCAGGTTTAATTGCAGGAGGGGGACCTGGATCAGGTAACACAGCTGCATCAGAACATTACGATGGTTCTAGCTGGACAACAGTTAATTCTATGAACACTGCTAGAAGAAGTGGAGCACCATCTATAGCTGGATTACGAACTTCATCACTTGCTTTTGGTGGTTTTACAACAACAATGGTTACTAATACCGAAGCATATGATGGTACTACTTGGACTAACTCTCCTACTTTAGGAACTGCAAGATATGGTTTAGGTGGGGCAGGAGACTCTTCAGGTTCTGCTTTAGCTTTCGGTGGTCAAAATAATAGTGGTACTACTTATTCTCTAACAGAAGAATTTACAAAATCAATTAATACAATAACTGGTGCAGCATGGGCATCAGGTGGAAATTTAAACACAGGTAGGTATGGTTTAAGAGGAACAGGAACTCAAACAGCTATGGTTGTTGCAGGTGGTAATGTACCCCCTAACAGTAATACTGCTGTAGCAGAAGAATATAACGGTTCATCTTGGACTAACACAACTAGTTTACCTGCAGTAATACAAGATGGTAATATGACAGGAACAGAAACTGCTTCTATCTATGCAGGTGGTACTATTAATCCAGGTTCATATCCTGGAAATACTAATGCTTACAACGGATCAAGTTGGACTAGTGGTGGAAACATGAATACAGATGTTAGCCAATACGGTTTAACAGGAACTTCAACAGCTGCTGTTGCTTTTGGTGGTTATATAGGATCAGGTCCAGGTAGAACAGCTGATGTACAAAATTATAATGGATCAAGTTGGACAGCTAATCCAACTTCTTTACCAGCGGTAAGAGGTTTATTAAGAACTGCTGGAACTCAAACAGCAACATTTATGGCTGGTGGAAACGCTCCTCCAGGTCCTCAACCAGTAACTTCATTTAGTTATGACGGTTCTTCTTTTAGTTCCGAAGCTGACTCAATAGTTGGTATGGATGACCATGGAGCATGGGGCACAGCAACTGAAGCATATTTTATGGGTGGAGATCAACCAACAGGAACTGGTGGAACAGGTCCTAAAGCTGTAAATAATTTTTATTACAATGGAACATCTTGGGTTACTTCTGTAAATATGACTACTGGAAAAAATACATTTGGTTTTTCTAAAAGTCCAAATACAGCAGGTTTAGTATGTGGTGGAAATGGACCAAGTGCGCATATGAATACAACAGAAGAATTTACAGGTGAAACATCTGTAGCTACAGCTAAAACATTGACAACTAGTTAATAAACGTTATATATAAAGAAATCGAAAGGAATTAATATGACAGAAAAAAGAAACATACATGCGTTAATAGAAAAAGAAGCACCAAGCTTAAATAATTTATTGGATCCAGAGGACGTCAAAGAGTTTAAGTCTATGACAGCCGAGCTTCGTGATACATGGACCAAGAAACAAGTATTTAGAACAGAGACAGAAATGAGAATGTCTGTGTTACAGGATGCAAAGTATCCAACAAAAGCTTCTAAGTATTGGCAGTGTGTTAGAGAACAAAACGTATTCTTAGAAAACTTAATGAGTTTATCATTTGATTGTAGACGTAATGAAGCAAAAGTTAAATGGTTAGAGAAAAAAGTAGAGTCTGAAACTGATGAATACAAACTAGAGAAATATCAAATAGATTTAGATGAAGCTAGATATGGTTTAGCTAACATGCAATTAGTAGCACGTGACAGAATGAGAGAAATTAAATTATGGTCAACTCTTAAAAAAGAATTTGATGACGGTTCATTTGATACTCAAGATGTCAACAGACACCAATTAGATTCTTATCATCAGATTATGAAAAATAAAGCAGAGACATTAACATCGGGTTCAAGTCAACCAGAAGTGTTTAATGTACTTGGACAATTAAAAACTATCGAAAGAGTTAAAAAATCAGGAGAAATGATTTACAACAAGAAAGAACAATTGACCAATGATCTCGGAGCCAAAGACAAGTAGACAACTTTTCTTTTTAGTAGCACTTCCTAGATCTGGTAATACTTTATTTGCAAGTATTATGAATCAGAATCCTGAGATAGCTGCAACACCTAACTCTATTACATTAGAGATAATGAAAGATTTGTTTTTACTGAAACAAACAGATGTGTTTCAAAATTATCCAGATCATAAGTCTTTAGATAATGTATTAGATTCCGTGTATGATACTTACTATAAAGATTGGCCACAACGTATAATCATTGACCGTGGTCCTGTAACAACACCTGGTAATTTTCAATTGATGCAAAAACATTTTAAACGACCTTTTAAATGTATAGTGATACTTAGAGATTTAATGGATGTGCTAGCTAGTTATATGCAGTGGTACACAGAAAACCCTGATGCATTTCCTAATAGATATGATTGTAAAAACGATGAAGAAAAATTAAGTATGATTATGAATAAAGATGGTGCTGTTGCAAAAGATTTAGAAGCTATAAAAAATTCATATAACTATAAAGATATTTGTCATTATGTAAAGTATGATGACATAGTTACAAATCCAGAACAAGAGTTTAGAAAAATATATCAGTTCATAGGTGAGCCTTATTTTAATCACAGGTTTAATAATTTAGATCAAGTAAATGTAAACGGTTTATCTTATGATGACAAAATAGTTGGTAGTAATATGCATAAACTATTTGATGGACCTGTAAGAAAAGTATACAACCCTTATATTGAAAAAATTCCAGAAAGGATAAGACAGAAATATGAACACATCAGATTTTAGTTTTGTATTTTTAGGTCAGTCGGTATTAAAATACCAAGTGCCTTTGGATGTATATAATACAATTAATCATATTTACGAAACAAAGTATCCTGAATTAAAACCTGCTAATAAACAATTAGTTGGTAAGATTGAAAAAGAACATAGCTTATTTTTTAATGGTGAAGATAGTCCTAAGATGACTAGACATAATCATTTACCTAATAATGTGTTACAGTGGTTTGAACAAAAGTTTAGACATTATTTAGAATGGAATAAAGTCAGACAATATGATTTACATTTTAATTCTGTGTGGGTTAATACTATGTTTGAACATGAATACAATCCAGTGCACGTGCACCAAGGATCATTGTTTACAGGTCTATCCTCTGTTATGATTTTAAAATTACCTGAGTCTTATGGTGTAGAATACTCTGCAGCAGAGTCGCCGCAAAATGGTAAACTTCAGATACTGGGTTCAGCTAATGGACATTTTGCAAATGTAGATTATCAACCAGATATTAAAGAACGAGATTTTTATATCTTTCCATATGACATGAGACACTGCGTTTATCCGTTTAATGGACCAGGATATAGAAGAACACTTGCTGCAAATATGGATGTGCAGTATGACCCAATTAGAAATAGAGGAGTAAGTTAATGTACGAAAACAGACACATCAAAGAACCTAAATGGAAGAGTTGGATAGTTCAAACTACCACACCATTATTCACACCTGATCAATGTAGACAGATCATAGAGTGTGGAAGAAAACAACCTCCACAACAAGCACAGGTTGGTATGGGTAAACCAGGAGGTGGAACGGATACAAAGAAAAGAGTAACCACAATATCTTGGATACCTTTTAATGAAATGGGACACATGTATCGTGACCTTAATAATTTTATACAAACAGCCAATGAAAATCATTTTGGTTTTGGTGACATACAGGTATCAGAAAATGCACAGTTTACAGAATATCCAGAAGGTGGATTCTATGATTGGCATATGGATTGTGATGTGAACATGGAACACGAACCACCGGTGCGAAAAATATCAATGACATTATTATTAAATGATCCATCAGAATTTGAAGGTGGAGATTTAGAGTTGATGGCACCAGGTAAATTTGCAGAACTTAAACAAGGTCATGCAATTATATTTGCATCATTTTTAAATCACAGAGTTAACCCCGTAAGAAAAGGAATAAGACAATCTTTAGTTTGCTGGTTTGGAGGTAAACCGTTTAGATGATAACTCAAGGATTTTTTCCAACACTTATACATGCTGAAGATGTTAAACTAAATAATCAACAACTAGCTAATGATATTGTTGCTTGGTCTAAACAAGACGGAGGTGTTAAAAAAACAAATGTTAATGGTTGGCATAGTCAAACCAATATGCATGAAATGCCACAATTTAAACCTTTAGTAGATGAGTTATTTAAAATGCAACATGAAATATTTAAACAAGAATGGTTAGATAGACAACCAAGATTAGGTAATATGTGGGCTAATATAAATTATAAAGGTGGATATAATAAACCCCATATACATCCCAATAGTTTATTTAGTGGTGTATATTATGTACAAGCTGAACCTAATTGTGGTAAAATAGTTTTATATGATCCAAGACCTGGTATACAATCTAATATGCCTGCAAGAATTAATGGACAACCTCCTGAACATTTATGGAGAGAAGTTCATTTAGATGCAAGAGTAAATAGAATAATTATGTTTCCTTCTTGGTTATGGCATTCAGTTGAACCTAATGAATCTAACAATATAAGAATATCAGTAAGTTTTAATTTTATACAAGATGGCTTTCAATAAATATCAAGTAATTAAAGGTGCAGTAAGCTACGAGTTAGCTAACTTTATATTTAACTATTTTCTTCTTAAACGAGATGCAGTTAAATTTATGTATGACAATAACATAACTTATGACAACGGTATGTTTGGTACATGGACTGATCAACAGATTCCAAATACATACTCACATTATGCTGATAATGTAATGGAAACTTTACTTGTTAAAGTATTACCAGTAATGCAAAAAGAAACCGGCTTAGAGCTATGTCCTACTTATTCCTACGCTAGATTATATAAACACGGCGATGAATTAAAAAGACATAAAGATAGACCTAGTTGTGAGATATCTACTACTGTACATTTAGGTGGTGATCCTTGGCCTATTTTTATAGATGGCACAGGTGCTAATTCTGTTATAGATGAATACAAAAAAATACATAAACCCGACGCTCCAAAAGGCACAAAAGTCCTGCTTGAAGTAGGCGATATGCTGGTATATAGTGGATGTGAATTAGAGCATTGGAGAGAACCTTTTGAAGGAACTACTTGCGGACAAGTGTTTCTTCATTATAACCATGTAAATGGTCCTTTTGCTGAAAAGAACAGGTTCGACAGAAGGCCGATGTTAGGTATTCCACCAATAAGGAATACATAAATGGAGTTATATGTTACAAAAATTAGGTTTTTTACCAGGGTTCAATAAACAAGTCACATCAACAGGTGCAGAGTCTCAATGGATAGATGGAGAAAATGTACGTTTTAGATATGGTACACCTGAGAAGATAGGTGGTTGGCAACAACTAGGTGAATCAAAACTTACAGGAGTTGCAAGAGGATTACATCATTTTGTAAATAAAGCATCTACTAAATTTGCAGCAATAGGCACAAACAGAATTTTATATGTATATTCTGGTGGAGTATATTATGATATACACCCACTAGTTAATCCATCAGGTACAACTTTATCTAATTGTTTTACCACTACCAATGGATCTCCAACAGTCACTATTACTTTTCCAGGAACACATACGTTTGTGGCAGGAGACATTATTACATTTAGTGATTTTTCAGCTGCAACTAATTCTAATTATAGTGCTGCAGATTTTGATGACATAAAATATATGGTAACAAGTGTACCAACCCCTACAACTTTAACTATTACTATGGATAGTAATGAGACCGGTTCTGGTGCAACTACATCAGGTAGTGTTAAATACTATCAATATTATCATGTGGGTCCAGCTGAACAGATAGGATCTTTTGGTTGGGGTATTGCATTATGGGGTGGTAATTTATTGGGTTCAATTACAAATACTTTAAACGGAGCAATCAGTGCTACATCAGGCGGAAACAATGGTTCTGCTACAGAAATTACATTGACGAATACAACAGGATTTCCGTCTACAGGTACAAACCATGTTACGATAGGAACAGAAGAAATATCATATACAGGTATTTCTGGAAATAAACTAACGGGTATAGGAAGAGGAGCTAGAGGATCAACAGCTACTACTCATTCTAATGGTGCAACAGTAACTAATTCATCTGGTTTTACTGGATGGGGATCACCAGCAGCTAACACTGACCAAGTAACAGATCCAGGATTATGGTCCTTGGACAATTTAGGATCAACTCTTATAGCGTTAATACATAACGGAGAATGCTTTCAGTGGGACGGTGATGCAGCTGATGCTACAGCAACAAGAGCAACTATCATATCAGGTGCACCAACAGCGTCACGGGATATGTTAGTATCTACCCCTGACCGTCACTTAGTATTTTTTGGAACAGAAACAACTATTGGTAATAAGACTACACAAGATGATATGTTTATTAGATTTTCATCTCAAGAAGATATTACAGATTACACACCTACAGCTGAAAATAGTGCTGGTACACAAAGACTGGCCGCCGGATCACGGATCATGGGTGCTAAACTAGGTAGAAATGCTATTTATGTTTGGAGTGATACTTCTTTATTTACTATGAGATTTGTAGGAACTCCATTTACATTTGCTTTCGAACAAGTTGGTACTAACTGTGGATTGATTGGTATGAATGCAGCAGTAGAGGTTGATGGTGCTGCGTACTGGATGTCTGATAATGGTTTCTTTAGATATACAGGTAAACTAGAATCTATGGATTGTTTAGTTGAAGACTATGTTTATGATGATCTTAATACTACATCAAATCAATTAATTTATTGTGGTATTAATAATTTGTTTGGTGAGATTACTTGGTTTTATCCAACATCTACATCTAATGTAAACACTAGATCAGTTACATATAGTTATTTAGATTCAACAGCTAAAAGACCTATATGGTTTACTAATGCAAGTTCTTTATTTCCTAGAACAACATGGGAAGATTCTGCTGTGTTTGGTTTACCACATGCAACAAGATATAGTGCAGGAGCTGACACTTCTTTTGATGTCAGAGGTAATACAGATGGAAGCACAGTTTATTTTGAACACGAAACAGGAGTTAATCAACAAGAGGCAGCAACAGCTGCTGTTGCAATTCCAGCAAACATTACATCTGGTGATTATGATATTACACAAAAAGTTATTAGAGGAGCTGCAACTAACTTAGGTGATCTTAGAGGTGATGGAGAAAACATAATGAGAGTTAGTAGAATTATACCAGATTTTATAGCACAACAAGGAAACGCTATTGTACAATTAGATTTAAGAAATTATCCAAACGACACAGCTGCAAGCTCATCGTTGGGTCCTTTTACTGTATCATCTACAACAGATAAAGTAGACACACGTGCTAGAGGTAGAGCTATAGCTCTTACAATATCTAATACTGCAGTAGATACTAGTTGGAAACTAGGAACTTTTAGGTTAGATATACAAACTGGAGGAAGACGATAATGGAACAATTAGTAATGGCTATAGCAA